GAAAGCCAAGGTGAAAAAGCTATGAATAAAGCTTATAAATATCGCCTATGCCCAAATAAAGAGCAAGCCGTTCTTATTAATAAAACAATCGGTTGCGTTCGCTTCGTATATAATCAAATGCTCGCTAATAGAAAAGCTGTCTATGAGCAGTACAAAGAAGATAAAGAAGCATTAAAACAGCAGAAATATTCTTTGCCAGCAAGCTATAAGGCAGAATTTGTTTGGCTCAAAGAAGTGGATAGTTTAGCGCTTGCTAATGCTCAAATGAATCTGCAAACTGCATATAAGAACTTTTTTCGTGATAAATCAGTTGGCTTTCCAAAGTTCAAGAGTAAGCACCATGACCGGAAGTCCTATACAACCAATAATCAAAAAGGAACCATCCGATTAATTGATGATAAAACGATTCGCTTGCCTAAACTAAAAGATGTGCGAATTAAACTACATAGACAGTTACCACAAAATGCCGTTATTAAATCAGCGACTATAAGTCAAACACCTGCAGGGAAATATTATATTTCTATTTTGGTAGAGTTTGACACTGATATAGAACCAATCACGCCAACAGTAGAAACCGTACTAGGATTAGATTATTCCTCCAAGTCACTATACATTGATAACGAAGCAGTTAGCGCAGAGTATCCGCGTTTTTACCGTAAGTCAGAAGCAAAATTACAGAAAGCTCAACGCAAACTATCCAAACGCAAGAAAGGTAGCAAAAATAGAGACAAACAACGCCAGAAAGTAGCCAAACTTCATGAGAAAGTAGCCAATCAAAGAAAAGACTTCTTGCATAAGCTGTCAAGGCAGATAACCAATGCCTATACAGCGATTGCAATTGAGGACTTGAACATGAGAGGTATGGCGCAAGGCTTGAACTTAGCAAAATCAACAAACGATAATGGTTTTGGAATGCTAAAAACCTTTCTGGCTTACAAACTTGCGGAACAGGGCAAGCAACTTGTTACTGTAGATAAATGGTATCCGTCTAGTAAACTCTGTCACGTCTGCAATTATAAAAACACAGAATTGACATTAGCAGATAGAGTTTGGACTTGTCCAGATTGTCATACAGAACATGACCGCGATGTAAATGCCGCTATCAACATCAAAAATGAAGGTTGCCGAATACTTGGCATAGCCTAACTTACTATAAAGAACCGTTGGGCAAACGGGGATAGCTTGGTAATTATACTGGCGTTAGCTGGTACGTCCCAAGAAGCCCCCACCTCTTAGGTGGTGGGAGTATGTCACAGAGTGCTGGTCACTAAAGAATTTGCAGCCATTATGGAAAGAAGATAATTTACAAAATCAAATCATTGGAACCCCAAACAGCAGCTAAAAAATGGCGCTATTCAAACAGCACTAATATTATAAAAACTGTTGCAACTGTTAAATTTTTATGTTACTATAATCTTATAAAGATAACATAGGGGCGATAAAAATGAATCCTAAAAATTCCTGCTGCACAGTCCAGCCAATTCGAGACTTAAAACAGCTCAACGACATGAAGGAATATCTGTATAACCACAGCCAGCGAGATTATCTCATATTTGTGCTGGGAATCAATTCAGGGCTTCGCATATCCGATTTGCTAAAGCTAACTGTTGAAGATGTTGCCACCGGATCAGTCACCATCCGTGAACAGAAGACTGGCAAAACAAAACAGTTTGCATTATCCGATACCTGCATACTGGCTATAAAAAAATATTTGGAGTCTACAGGATTAACCGAAGGACTACTATTTTCCAGCAAATATACTGGAAACACTGGCAAGCCTGTTACGCGTGAATATGTGTGGACAGCGTTAAATAAGGCGGCTGATTATGTTGGGATTAAGGAAAATATTGGGACTCACTCGTTAAAAAAAACGTTTGGTTATTGGGCGTTTCGCAGCGGAGTAGATATTTCGTATATCATGCAAGCGTTTAACCATAGCTCACCTGCGGTAACAAAGCGTTATATCGGCATTACAAGCGAAGAATTGGATAACGTATTATATAAAAAAATGAACTTGTGAGGAGTGAAAACTGTGGAAAAGTTAATTTTTATTCTGCTAATATTACTCATGATTCCAAGTATCTCATTTGCAAAAATTTATTATGACACGGACAAATTTGACAACAGTAAATGGTATTACACAACCGACATGCAAGACAAAGGAATGTTTAATTTTGCAGAGCCTTACTACAGAATAAATACTACGTTTAAAGTCGGCAGTGATGAGACGACTTCTTTGCTGGAATGGTCCTAATCTATTGATAAAAAAATCGGCAAGAAAGTCCGCATAATGATTGAGGAAGTGGAATAAATGAGTAACTATACGATTAGATGAGGAAGTGAACTAATTGCCGACAGAGGACTTCTTATTACAATTTATGCGTGAAATGGCACCGACTCATTTTTCAGCTGAAGGTATTCCTGCTGGAGAAGGTAAACCGGGTGGTGGTAGCAAGAATGGTTGTAATAAACCAAAGAGTCATAAGAAGTCATTATCAACTATAAATATGGAATTAGGATTTTCTGGATTAAAGCGTTGACGGAATACTTATTATATAATATAATTAAGCTGTATTCGTGACTCATTTAGTAAGTTAACAAATTTTGGCAGTAATCAATCCGATACTGACCAGTATCTAAGGCGGGCCATAATGAGTAGAAACTCATTTAAAATCGGTTGGTCCCGATAGTGTCTTGCGAGATAGGGAGCAAGCGCAAAGTTGCGTTATCGGTGACTAGTATTAGTTTATGCTGGTAATAATCCGGTATTGCGACTACTTTAATGCTTGGCGGTTAAGTTAAATGGTGCTACTGACTTTATCAGAATAGCGCAAACCGCATTTTAATTATGCCGGAAAGGTTTAAGCAGCTGCACAACTTAGCTCTATAATGAGCCAATAGGCGGCGTACTGTGTAGTTAGTTTAAACTGCTATGGCGCAATTACACGCCGCCACGATTATAACAGTCTACTCATTCGAGTAGGCTTATTTTTATATTTATTTTTATTGAGGGGAGGACTAACATGAGTTGGAAAAAAACATCACCCGGATTAGTTAAAACTTCTAATCAGGTGGCTAATTCATATAGCTTGGCAGATCAGGCTAAGGCACTCACTGTGCAACCTGCTGCAATGACTACTGGCAACAATCCGGCTTACGGTGATGGACAGCAGTTTTCCCCAGGGCAGCCGCTTCAACCAATGCACGCCGATAATCCACCTTGGATCACGCAGTACCGAGTTGGCAGAAATTTACTTATTACTCCCCGCACAGAAGACCCCAGACTCACACCATTTCAAGTATTGCGGACGCTGGCAGACAGTCATGATATTGTGTCCATTTGCATAAAAATGATGATCGATCAGGTTACAGGTGACGAACATGATATTATACCGAACAAAAAAGAAGACAAAAACGATTACACTAAAGATATTGATGATGTAAAAGCCTTTTTATATAAGCCCGACAAGGTACACTTATTTAACGACTGGCTTAAAATGTATTTGAATGATGTACTTCCAATTGATGCCGGGACTATTTATAAGCGGAGATCAAGAAACGGTAAGTTGTATTCGCTAGACATATGTGATGGGAGTAGTTTCAAACCGCTTATTGATGCTTATGGCAGAGTTCCGATGCCGCCTAACGCTGCGTACCAACAAATTATATACGGTGTTCCTTATGGCAGCGCGAATGAAATCCCCGGATTTTCTACTAATGATATTATTTATAGACCCCGCTATCCGAGGTCATGGACTCCCTACGGATTCGCGCCAACTGAACAACTGCTCATGAAAATTAACATCATGCTACGGCGCGACGACTTCCATTTGCGATATTACACTAAAGGTGCGTTGCCTGATGCTGGTCTATTTCAAGTTGATGCAGAGTGGACACCGGAACAGCTAGACCAGTACCAACAATTGTGGAATGACGTAATGTCCGGTAATATTGATGAACGATTATCCATGCGGTTTGTACCAAAAGGTACATACACAGCAACTAAGAAGTTTGAATATGATCCCAAAGTAGATGAATGGATTGCCAGATTAATTGCTATTACATTTGGCGTTAATCCGCAGGCGTTTATTATGATGATGAATCGGGCAACTGGCGAAATGCAAGACTCCCAACAGACGGATATCGGGCTTGGGCCGCTTGAATCATTTCTGGAAGAATTATTTACCGATATTATACAAAACGAGCTAGGATATCCGCATTTGCGGTTTAAGTATATTGACGAGAAAAAAGAAGATGCCAAAACCACAGTCGAACGCAATATGCAATATGTTAGCCGCGGACTTCGCAGCATTGATGAGATTCGCGCTGCTGACGGGTTGGCACCAGCAACAGATTTACCCGATGGCGTACCGCCTTATGTGCTGCTTGGCAATGATATTGTATTTATCACGAAGGACTTTATCGAAGCAAAGCAGAAAGCACAGCTTGATGCACTTAAAAATGGCGATTTTCAAGCCGGAAATGCACAAACGGCGCAAATTAAGCCTGTTGTAGCCGCACCAAAAGCACAAAAGTCGGCTGGAGAGTTAAAACAGTTTGAAAAATTTGCACTCAATAGACTAAAAAAAAAGACTAAACGAGAGTTTGAACCAAACAGTTTAAATCAAGAATTAGTAAAAAGTATCAATTTAAAGCTCAACAATATGCAGCAGCCGGAAGAAGTCAAGCAACTATTTAAAAATGCAGAGTTAATAAACGATTATTCCAACAAAATAGCAGATAAATTTGACGAATTGCAAGAGTATATGCTTGATAATGCCGATGATATGGAAGAAATACCGGAAGATGACAAAAGCAAGTGGCTGTTATTATTATTATTTGGCGACTACAACTTTGAAACAAGTTTATCACCTACGCTTGAAGACATGTTAACGACTTACGCAACAAAAATATTTAAGCAGTCTGTAACTGAAATTAAACAGATTGGCGAATTTACCATTACCGCTGACCAACAAAAAGCAATTATTGATAAAATCGTTGCTGACAGGTTAGCTTTTTTATTGCCAGAAATTGAGCGTGTGACGAGGGAAAAAGTAGCTGCTAATGTTTCTACTGCTGATGATGAAACTGCGGTTAAACAGGCTATTACAGACTCCTACGCAGTAAGCGAAGACCGGGCAACGGTTATTGCTGATGTTGAATATCGCACAATACAAAATACAACGAGAATTGCCACATCGGAAGCAAGTGAAATTGTTGGCGGGGTGCTGGTTAGTGATGGTGATTATGATGGTGCATGTGAAGAAGCTAATGGTCAAGTTTGGAGTTTAGATTATGCAGAAAGAAATGTTTTACAGCATATAAATTGCATCCGAGAATTTTCATTCTTATCTGATGAAGAAGTCGAAGCGCATGGAGGGTTTGATGAGGAATAGCAATGCGTGTATTGGTAAAATAACACAATTGACAAGGACACCTGAATATTTACGACCTTCTCCACCTATAAGTATTACATCTTTAATGCCACCCTATATTAAATTGATGCTTGAAAAAGTTATATCAGATGGCCAAGCGTCAAGTGCTGATAAAATTGAAGCGGCGCGTCTTTTGCTGAAATATTCATGAAAGGAGATGATTAAATGGCAATACAAAATGTCCCAAGAGATAACGACGGAGCAACTGTAAACCATTATTTTAATCCTTCCATAGGTGAATATGAAGTTGTGCAAGGTTCTGGCGGTGCATTAAATTCAAAATGTAGTTTGCAGGTTGGCGGTGCTGATGTATCGCAATCAGATCCATTGCCAACAAGTCAGGCATCGTTAACGGCCGTTGCTGGAAAAACAGTCGTTACAACGGCAGGAACTGCTATAACGATGGGATCGCAAGCCTGCAACGGTGTTTTTGTAATAGCCAATCCGCTTAATACAGGCGCTATGTACATTTTTCCCGCGGCTGGAGTTAAAACATCCGTGATTCCTTTGCAAGCCGGTGACAGCGATTTTTGGCCAGTAACAAATATATCGGCACTGGAAGTCGATTCTGCCGTTAGCGGAGAATCAATTTTTTGGAAGGGGGCGGTATAAATGCCGTCCAATTTTAATTTCGGTTATAATCCGGGGTCTATGTCAAGAATGGCGAGTTTTATTGGACTTCTTCCTGCCCATTATCAACGGGATATTTCATGGTCATCCGCACAAACAACAATAATTTCTCCAAACAGTCTAACGGTCAACATAAACAATAGTGGTTATATTTTATCTGCACAGCAAACAATTTTATTAGGTACAGCGGCATCGTGGGATTCAATAGCAACTAATTACACAATTGCCGCGAATCGGGCAGGAAAAGATTTTTATATTTATGCTTGTCAGCCAAGTGCAGGTACTACTCCGGTGATTGTACTGTCGGCAAACTCAACGGTGCCAACAGGCAATACAGCGACGAATAGTCGTAAGATTGGTGGATTTCACTGCTTGTGTATGGACGTCGGAACAATATCAGGGCACACATTAACGAGGTATGCTGCAGGTGATATTCTTCCTGCGTCTGTTTGGGACCTGAACTTTAGACCGGTATCACAACCAGAGGGTATGGTGTATTCTTCGCAACTCAATCTGTGGATTGATATCTATTTGCAA